GTTCGACCGAATTGCACCACTCCTGGATGATGACGATGCTCTGGAAGCCCTCTGGAAGAAGCAATATTCTCTAGATGCTCTTTCCGCAGCAGACCAGTTCAAGTCTTATGAAGATCTTGAGAAGCGTCTGAAGTATGTTCTGGGTCAGAAGACTGCTCCCAGTCCACGTCTTGATGAAGAAGTTGATGATGAGGACAACGATCGTGGTTCTTATACTCCCAACTTTAATTCGCGTCGTGAGGAGAGTGAACTTCCTGAAACTCTCAGTAAGCAACTCAACAATCTTTCTTCAAATTCTGATGAAGATGAGGATGATGCCATTTCTTATTTCCAGAAACTGGTTGATGACTGATCATCCATAAAGGCGAATATTATCGCCTCTCTTTAAGGTTTGGGACACATACTGTTTCGAACCTTTTTTGTATGTCATTATTTCATCGATGTCGTTGAATACAACATTTAAATATCTGGGCTTTAATACAAAAATACTTCTCTTATTATTTTCAATTCTTTCTTCATACTCATAGTTTGTTATTGGAGTAATTAATTTGTCCTGAAATACTTCTACAATTAATGAAGTTCCAACATCATAATACTCATAGTAATATGTTACATTAGTTGATCCATCACTAGCGGTGCTTACTTTTCTAACAAAACCTCCACCAGTATCCCAAGTGTTTGAAATGCCAATACCCTTTTCAAGAATAATTTGATTCAAACTATTTCTTATTTCTTTTGTTTCATAAGTCTTTATTCCATTATAAAGATTGTCATAAGAACCATACTTATCTAACATTATTTCTTCAAACTCTGTTTGAGCAAGAGGCCACTCTGATTGTAAGTTTAATATATTATTTGATAATAATATTACCCAGTCTAATGTAGAATCTCCATAAAACTTAAAGGCAACATTATCTGGTCTTTCATCTCCAATAATGTTATACTTATCAAAGAACAAAAGATTGTCTTCGATATCAGGTCTCAACTTTCCTCTTTTAAATAGGTTTTTTACTTGAGTGTATTGTGATATGTTGTCTATATTATTGCTTCGAGTAACATAATCAAAATTTGGTACTCTTCTAAAATATTGTTTTGACATTTTTAGAACCCTGTTGTTAATAGTGTTTTTGCTTCATCCTCATTATCATTAGCGTAAATTGGTTCAAGTTCACTAAAGGATAATGATAGATTGTATGATGTCATAGAACCATCATTATATGTCATATAGGTATTGTCTGGAGTATAATTGACCGAAAAATTAGTAAGAGCACAAGCTTTAATTTTATTTAAGAATGGATGCGGCTGATTGGTATTAGCTGAAAATATATACTTAAGTCTAAAAGCATCTGGTGATTTTAAAAATAAGTTTGATTCAGATCTTCTTGCCGCCATTCCTATTTTGAAGAATAGTATTATTCTTTTTATCATTCTTGCTTCAGCGTCACTTCTTGGAGTCATTTTAAAATTGTATTTAAAAGTTCTTAATTTTGGTCCAGTAAAAAGTAACTCCAAGTTGGGATTTAGAACTTGACCGGTTGATCTTCCCGTAAGGTTTGTTCCAAGTTGTTGTTGCGCAAAATATGCCGTTAAATATGGTATTAGAGCAGGATCTCCCGCCCCAGCTCCAATAGAATTAGCTATACTTTCTATAAAATCCTTACTAGCTTTGCCAAATTGAAAATTACTTAAATTATCTATAGCATCAATAGCAGATCTGCCGAGAACAGTTTGAATAGCGTTTGCGCTGTCATCTTTCCAATCAACACTATTACTTTCAGATATTCCAGGATGCATTGGCAAATAAACCACACCTTTAGATGCTGTTATTCTTGTTTCAACGCTCTCGGGAGAAAGCCTATCTAGACTTTGTGAAAGAGGAGCTTTATACTCAAAGTTTTCAATTCGCAGATAATCATAATTTGTACTACTATCATCATTTAGAAGTGGATATCTCAAGGGTCCACTATCAGTTGCTTGAGGTTCTGCAGGAGATGCTGACTGAGTAGCAGCTGGATTTCCTTCGCCATTTACTTCAGATCCTGCAGCAGGATTTTGACCGATAGTAAAACCTGAAGATACTCCTTGAGAAAAAGCCTTATTAAATATCTCTTGTCGATCTTGTGGAGTTAATCTATTGATAATGGAAGCAGCCCCTTGGCTGAATGGATCAGAATTGAGATCCACAAATTCTGCAGTAGGCAAAAAGGTTTCCTGTGCTTCCGTAGGAATCCACGCATTAACAGATTTAGAAAAGTTCGCAAGTTTAGTTCCGTTGATACTGGCAGAAACCTTCCAAACACCTTCGAGATTTTCTACTGTGACTGTTCCAGGTATTTTTATATTTCTTGAAGATCCATTTATGGAGTCTACATTTTTATCTGTTGTTACTACTGTACCAGTATGGGTATCGTTACTCATCGGACATTTTTTAACTATTTATTATCCAATACCCAATTCATCTTCAGTTATGACTTTAAAATCTATGAGTCTATCTTCACACCACTCTTTTGCCGCTTTCCATTTTGCTTGATTGATAGCATAGGTTTTAGATTCATATATAAAAGATTTTGTTACTCTAGATCTTTTCTTTGGAGGAACAGTTTGTTTCTTGGGTTTTACTTCAATTACATATGTTTTTATTTTTCCAGATTGTTCTTTAAGTTTAACTATAAAATCTGGATAATACCTATGAAATTTATTGTCTATAGGAGAGAGATAAGGAATAAAAAACTCTTCAGAACCCCAAGATATTATACTTTCATTTAAATCGCACCATCTGCAGAATTTTCTTTCCCAACTACTTCTACAGATTATATTGTTATGGTCACCTTTATATTTTTGAGGATTTGAAGGTTTGTATTTTGACTTTAAACTTTCTGCCATAACTCTACTACATAATATATAAGGTCAATATATTTATAAATGGGAGCACCAGGAAAACCCGAATATTATTCTATAAGTGATCTAAAATCTAGAATGCTTAATATAGCTCAAACTTCACTCTACCATGTGAAGTTTGAGTTTCCAACTTCAATTTCAACCTTTGTTGGTCAGAGAGGAATTGTATCTGGAGATATTAGTAACATTGAACTCTTATGTTCTGAAGCAACTCTTCCAGGAACAAGCTTAGCAACTCATGATGTGACTTCAGATTATCATGGGGTTACTGAGAAGATGGCATACCGTAGAGTATTTGACAACACATTAAACTTAACTTTTTATGTTGATAGAAATTATAAAGTTATAGAATATTTTGATGGTTGGATTGATTATATTACTGGAGGTTCTCCACTTCAAAGAAGTGATTATAAAAGTCCCTATGTAAATTATAGGATGAACTATCCAACATCTTATAAGTGTGATATGTATATTGTAAAGTATGAAAAAGATATTGGCACAACTTTAAACTACACTTTTGTTAAAGCATTCCCAATTTCTGTGATTTCAACACCGGTTAAGTATGAAGAAAGTCAACTTTTAAAATATAATATTTCTTTTTCTTATATTAGATATGTTAGAGAAAGAAGTACAATTGAACCGTTAAGAAATTTAACTAACGCAAAAGCACCAGGAGTTGCGGAATTAAATGGCGCAAACTTCTCACAAGGAACTAGTTCTGAACTTGATAAGATAAGAGCAGCGGCAGCATTAGCTACAATAGGTAAAGCAGAAAACGGACTTGGAAGTAGAATACTTGCGAATAGTCCTATTGCCGAAGCTGCTTTTGGTGTTCTTACCAATTAATAAATATTATTACTGAATCACTATAGGACATTATGCCTTTACCAACAATTGCGACTCCATCATATGAACTTGAGTTGCCATCGACTGGAAAAACAATTAAGTATAGACCATTTCTAGTTAAAGAAGAAAAACTTCTTGTTCTTGCATTAGAATCAGAAAGTAATAAAGAAATCTCTAATGCAATTAAAGCAGTTCTAAAAAGCTGTATTCAGACAAGAGGTGTTAAAGTAGAGTCTCTGCCAACATTTGATATTGAATTTCTGTTCTTAAATATTCGTGGTAAATCTGTAGGTGAAGAAATTGAAGTTAATATTATTGCTCCAGATGATGGTGAAACAAGTATTCCTGTAAGAATCCTTATTGATGATATTAAAGTAACAAAGGATAAAAATCATAACAATAAGATTAAACTTGACGATAAACTTTTCATGCAAATGAAATATCCTTCTTTGGATGAGTTTATTAAAAATAATTTTGATATCAATACTGAAATGGACATTGATAAATCATTTGAATTAATTGCTTCTTGTATTGATAAGATTTATAATGATGAAGAAGTTTGGCCTTCTTCTGATGTCACCAAGAAAGAACTTGTCGATTTCTTAGGGCAAATGAACAGTAGTCAATTTAAAGAAGTTGAAAAGTTTTTTGTCACAATGCCCAAGTTGTCTCACGAATTTAAAGTTATAAATCCAAATACAAAAGTAGAAAGTACTGTAGTATTAGAAGGGTTATCAAGTTTTTTCGCGTAGCGATGTCCCATATGGACCTTGAGAATTATTTTAAAATTAACTTTGCTTTGGTCCAGTATCATAAATACTCATTATGGGAAGTGGAAAATTTGATTCCTTGGGAAAGAGACATCTATATCGCATTATTACAGAATCATCTTGAAGAAGAAAAACTAAAACAACAACAGCAACAAAATGGATGATAAAATTCCAGAAGGACTAGAAGATCTACTAAAAGATATCGTCAGTGGTAATGACGAAGAAGAGTCTAGACCCGATCCTTCTGGAATTTTGGGTGTAAAAAAAGGTAAGATTGATATTAATAAAGTACTTAATAAAAAACCTCCCATAAATCCAGAGAGTTTAAAGGCAGAAACTGACGAAGAAGAAAAAGATAATTTAGAAACTGATAAAGAGTTTAAAACTGATGTTCTTAAGGGACTTAATCAAGTTTTAGCATCCCTTAATGTTATCAAGAGTATTCTCCAAACTCAAAATAAAAATGATAAAAAAGATGAGAATACAAGAAGAATAGAATCTCAAAGAGGTAAACAAAAGTCTAGGGAGAAAGAACTAGAGAAAGATAGAGATGATAGAAATAGAGCTATAAACTTACCTGAAATAAAACCTGTAGGTGGTTTTTTTGATAATGTAATAGGATACTTTAAAAATATACTCATAGGGAGTGTAGTGGTATCGGCACTGAAGTGGATGCAGGACCCCAGAAATAAAGAATCTATTGAAAAGTTTAAAAACTTTATGGTAGATAATGCTCCATTAATTCTTGGAGGAATACTTGCTATTGTTTCTTTACCTATAGCATCAACTTTATTAGGACTTACTACTACCATTATTGGTGGGTTAGTTACACTTGGAGGTGCTTTAGCTGGATTAACTGCTTTAATTCCGGGGGTTGGTTGGGTTTTATTGGGTGCTGGAGCTGTTGCTGGAGGATTTCTTGGATTTAGAAACCTTAAACAATATTTGAGAGGAAAGGATTTTCCTGCTGTTGAGGCTGAGATTAAAAATATTGAGCAAAAACTTTTTTTAGAAAACGAAGAAATTCAAAAACTAGATAAGGATGATCCAGAAAGGAAAAGAAGAGATGAAGTATATCTAGAGACTCAATCTAAAGTTAATAGAATGAAAAAGGAACTTATTCCTAGAATGACAATGACTCAAACTTTGAGAAATAGTGTTAAAGAAACTAAAGAAAAAATAGAAAAAGATGAAAAAAGACTCTTAGGTTTGGACGAGGAATCATCGGCCGCCAAAATATATAAAGCAGATTTAAAAAAATCTAGAGAATTGCTAAAAACATATGAAACAAATCTTCCAATATCTCAAGCAAAGGAAGATGCATTAATGGAAGAACTTTTCCCTGATGGAGTACCCAAAGGAACTATTGAAAAAATAGAGGAGCTTGTAGAAAACTCTAAAAAGCTGGCAAAGTCTATGAATAAAAGTTTGGAGAATCTTAAAGCTGGAGCAGCATCTTTAAGTCAAAATTCAGAAACTTCCGGTTCAGAAACTTCCGATTCAAGTTCAAGATCTGTTGGTGATTATGAAGTAGTTCCAGCTTCTCATTCAGAAACTGGTAGTGGATTTGGAATTAAATCTAGAGATGGGAATCTTGTTTTAGATGCTAATGGAAGACCTGTAGTATTTTCTAAAGAAGGAGCAATGGCTTTTGCCCAAATATTACAAGACTCTGGAGGAATGGTAAAGGGCAGTGATATTGCTAGTGCTCAAAGAAGTCAAGCAAAAAATACTTTAGAAGGAGGAGCACCTGGTTCAAAGCATCTTACAGGAAACGCTATGGACATTCATGGAGATTCTCAAATTTGGTTAAAAGCATATGGTGGAAAGTATGATTGGAATCTCGCACCATATGAAGGGTCTCACGGTGGACATTTTGTTTTTGGTGATGGTGGCAGTTCCGCACCACCTCCACCTACAACTTCTTCTGCTCAAATTTCATCATTTAAACCAACTACTCCAACAATATCTTCCCCAACAGGAAGAAGTGGAATTGGTGGAATACTTCCTATTCCAACAGGAGGTGGAGGTGGTGGTGGATCTTCATCGGGAGCAAATCAAGCCAAAGTTCCAATTTTCTCATCTGATGATCCAAACAACATGTCTATGATGGTCATTAAAGGAATCTATAATGTGGTAGGATAATATGTTATCAGCATTATTAGGAGTCGGTTCAAAATTATTTAAAGCAAAAAAACTTTCTTCTGGCAGAGAGTCGTCTGATGCTGGAAAGAAAATTGCTAAAAATAAGTTTCTTAATATAAAAGATAAGAAGAAGGGTGCTGATCCAATAAAGGAGGGTATGGTAAAGCCCCCAAGAATATCTGCTGAAAAACTTTTACCTCAAAGTAAAATAAACAATCTTCTAAAAGAAACTAAAACTGACAATAATAAAACTAAAGGAGGAGATATAAAAGGAATATTTGGAGAGATTTATAATAGTCTTAACGACATTATAAAATATCTTAAAAACGATAATGAAAATAAAAATAAACAAAAAGAAAGGCAAAGAGTAGAATCTCAAAGAGCAGCAAATAAAGTTAGAGAAAATGAATTAGAAGATAAAACAGATAAGTTTGGTTTCTTAAGAAATATAAGCCTACCAGATGATCCTCTTAATATTGTTGGATACTTTAGAAGTATTCTTATAGGTGCTCTTGTTTTAGCGGTATTAAAAAACCTTGACAAAATTGTCAATTTCTTTAGAAATGTCTATAAAGCTTTTGAAGAATTTATTACTCTTCTTGGAGAGTTTTTGAGTCCAGTATGGGATGGACTGAAATGGATTACCAATGAAGGTGTAAAAATAATTGCTGAAATTATGGGAGTTCCTAAAGAAGATATTGATGCGGATAACTTGTCAAAAAACCTAACCGAAATTGCTAAACTGATTCCGGGAATGGAACAGTTGTTTAATAATATAAAATCAGCAGTAGATTCTCTTGATACTAATTCAAGTTCTTCAAGTTCTCCAAGTTCCCCAAGATCTTCATATGCTAAAGCAGGTGAAATACCATCAGAGGTAACTCAAGACACAGAATTTACTCAAGGAGTAACTAATCTTGCTAAAAAATATAATGTTCCAGAAGACTATCTTTATGCAGTAATGGGATTTGAAACAGGAGGAACTTTTGATCCTTCTGTAAAAAACCAAGCAGGTTCTGGAGCTACTGGACTAATTCAATTTATGGATAGCACTGCTGAAGGATTGGGAACAACAACAGATAAATTAGCAGGAATGTCCAGATCTGAACAGCTAGTATATGTTGACAAATATTTTTCAGGTAAAGGAATTGAAGGTGGAAGTTTGTCTGATATCTATATGGCAGTTTTGTTTCCAGCAGCAGTTGGAAAACCCGATGACTTTGTTTTATTTGGAAAGGGCGCTATGAGTGGTTATACTGGAAAAGCATATGAGCAAAACAAAGGACTCGATAAAAATAATGATGGAAGTATTACTAAAGCAGAAGCATCAGAATCTGTATCTAGATATCTACCAAAAAATTCTGTCCCTTCAAATATACCAGAATACGATGAGAATAAAACATACAAAGTTGGTGATGTTGTAATGAAAAATGGAAAGAACGTGAAATTTGATGGATTTGGATGGGCAGAAGTTCAAGGAATAACTTCTCAAAACTTAGGAGGAGGACAAGCACCGGCAGCACCAGTACCAGAACCACCAGCAGCACCAGCACAGGTTATTTCTTTAGAACCTAAAGCATCATCCAGCGTTTCAGGTATTTCTGAAAGAGCAGAATATGAAATTCCTGCAGGTTCTAGTCAAGTTTTTCTTATGCCACAACAATCTGGAGGTAATATTATAGTTTCTGGTGGTGGAGAAATGATGCCACCTATCATAGGACCTAAAAAGATTGATATATTAAATAGTTTATATCAGGCACAGTTAATTGGATTCTTATATAAGCAAGGATAATGGCAAATACTAATACAAGATCTGGTAATATAAATAAGTTCCAAGTTTTTTCCAATAAGGGAAACAGTAGTGTAGACTTATCTGCAGGTGCTCAAGAAATATATTATTACGAAAGTGTATTATCAAATTCCGTTTCACTCACAAGCACCATTATTGAAACTGGATACAGCTTAACTGATAGTGATAAAACTTTCAATAAAGGAATACTTGATACATTGCCGATTAGAGGTGGTGAACAGGTAATAATTGAAATAGAAGATGCTCAAGAACAAAGCACCAAGTTAAAGTTTTCTGGTGACAGTTCTTTTTATGTCAATAGAGTTCGAGATATTAGTCCAGAAACTCAAAGCGATCTTTATTATATTGATATGTGTACTAGAGAGTTTATAGCAAATGAACAATCAAGATGTGTGAATCGTTATAATGGACCTACATCTGCAAGTGTATCTAATATACTAACAGATCAGAGAGGTTTAAACTCTCAGAAAAATTTAGACATAGATCAAACAAATCTTACTTATAACTTTATAGGAAATAGTAGAAAACCTTTTTATGTTTGTACTTGGTTAGCATCTAAATCTGTACCAGCAAATGTTGGCGAGATTGGAGCAGCTGCTGGATACTTTTTCTATGAAACATATGATGGATTTAAGTTTAAATCTATTGATAATTTATTTAAACAAAGTCCTAAAAAGAAATACATTCACACAGGAACTGAATCTTTGCCTGTTGGATATGATGCTTCTATATTATCTTACCAAATTAAAAGGGATATAGATTTACAAAGTAATCTAACTCTAGGAACATATTCTAATAGAACTTTGTTCTTTGACTTTTTTGCTATGGAATATTTGGAAAGAGATTTTAATGTAGATGAAAACCAGCAAAATGGAAAGATAGTTTCTGCTAGTGAAAACGACATTACTTATGTTGCAGATGAATTTAGAACTCCAACATCAAGATTAATGAATCATATTCTAGACATTGGAGTTCTTCCTCCAGGAAAAAATTCAGAAGAGGAGTTGAAAAACTGGAAGTCGAAGTTAAAGAACCCAACATATGATGCTCCAAAGACGATGGTTCAAGCAATCATGAGATACAATCAACTCTTTACTATTAAGACAGAAATTATTATTGCTGGCGATTTTTCTTTAAGAGCAGGAGATTTAATCTATTGTGACTTTCCACAATTAACAACGGAAAAAAACCCTGAAGTAAATAATGATAAAGAATTTGGCACAGGTGGCATATATATGATAGCGAGCTTATGTCATAGAATAACTCCAAGAGATACTTTTACAAGTTTAACTCTTGTCAGAGATACCTTCGGAAGAAAACCGTTTAACTAAAATGGAAAAGAAAACACTTCAACAACATATAAATGATGACATTGACGAACTCGATAATGTGGATTTAAATCCACAAAGAAGAAGACATATTACTAGCGAACTGGATCAACTAGAGCAGTATCAAAGCAACCATCCTGATACAGATCATGATCCAAATCCACTTGAACTATTTTGCGATTTAAATCCAGACGAACCAGAATGTAAAGTATTTGACCTATAATGATAGAACAAGGATTCCTAAAAAAGCATTATGTTGGAAGAGATGGATTTGTCTGGTGGATAGGACAAATAACTGATAGTAGAGAGTGGAAATCAAATTTAGCTGAATATAGAGTAACAACTCTAGATGAAAATCCTGGTTTTGATTATAGGTATAAGGTTCGCATTATGGGGTATCATACCTCTAGTGAGGACCTAAAGGACTCTGAACTTCCTTGGGCAAGTGTAATGCTTCCAGTTACTGCGGGTGGAGGCACTGGTGGTTCATCTCAAACACCAAATTTGAGACAAGGAAACTTTGTTTATGGTTTCTTTGCTGATGGTGAAGATGGACAACAACCAATAATTATGGGGGTATTGGGATATAACCAATACACTCCAATAGTTAATGGTACATTAAAAGGAAACTCACCGTTTAAACCGTTTGAAGGATATACAAATAGAGAAACTGTTGCTACTTATAGTCTTAGAACAACCAATACAGACCAAACACCAGCAGCTAGTCCTGGAAACAGCACCAATTTAAATAAAACAAAAATTCAGGATTCTACTGGTTATAATAATCTTTCAGATGGTGCTTCAGCACAACAAAAACTGGAGGGTACTAAAGAAATTACAGTAGCACTAACTTCTGTTTGTGAAAAGCAACCTTTAGGTGGCATTCAGTTAGAGATAAAAAACCTTATTATGAATTTGGAGAATGCAAAGAACAGTATAAATGATTGGAAAACAAGAGTTTCTACTAACATTGCTGATGCTCAAAAATTTATAGATGAAAAAGTTCAACTTGCTTCCAAAAAAATTGCGGAAGGAGTCCAATGGGTAATTAGAGAAATAGAAAAAAGAACTATTGATAGGCTTGAAAATGCACTAAAGGTTGGATACTCTAATCTATTTCCAAATACAAGAGCATCTGCTAAAGAAGGAATTGCTGGTGTATTAGATGCAGCTGCTTGTGTTTTTAGAAAAATTCTTAAGAACCTTTATTCTATAGTTTCTAAATTATTGGTTGGAGTCGTAGATAAAGTTGTCAATGTTCCAAGATGTTTTGCTGAAGAATTTTTATCCACTGTTCTTGGTGGAATTGTTGGAGAAATATCCAGCGGAATAAAAAGTATTTTGTCTACGGTCACTGGTTTAGTAGGAACTGTAGCAGATCTTGCTGGTGACATAATTGGTTTTATTCAAGATATATTTTCATTCTTATCTTGTGACGAGCAACCAGAGTGTCCAACTGTTGATACTTGGAGTCCTTGGGATGGTCCATCAAAATCCGAATCAATTAACTTGGGAAGATTGATTAGTGGAATTAAATCGAAGGTTAAAGGCGGTGTAGATTCTGTCACAAACGTAGTAGATTCTGTATCAGCAATACCAGGGAACATTGCTAACAGTGTAAATGGGTTTATACAAAACCCTCTTGGCGGGAACTGTGATGTTGGTCCTTTACTTTGCGGTCCTCCAACAGTACAATTTTTTGGTGGTGGAGGAAGTGGTGCTTCTGGAAACGTTATTGTTGATTTTGCCGGAAGTATTATAGGAGTTGATCTTACAAGCACTGGGGGTGGATATAGTAGACCACCATTTGTAAGTTTTCAGGATACTTGTGGTACAGGAACTGGTGCTGTAGGAAGAGCAATACTTAGATTTAGACCTGACACTAAAGAAAAGTCAAACCAAACAGATGAGATTGGTGGTGAAGATGGTAATGATGGAGAACTTAATTTCAGTGGTTCTTCAGGTTCTCCTGGAGCTACGGCAGATCCTGCAACTTCAGGAATAACTACAACAGGAGGACCAATAAATACCGATGGTTTTCAGAATGGTGAAGTTATTGCTGTTGTAATCGAAGACCCTGGATATGGATATCTTTACCAACCAGATGGTTCTCAAGGTGGTGGTGGAAGAACTTTTGCTAACTATTGCGAAACTATAGTTAGAAGAGCAAATGGAACTTATGATGTTCCTTATGTCTCTGGTAAGATCATTTCCCTAAAAGTTGGAGACTGGGTTCAGTTTCCAAACCAAGCAGCATTTAAAATAACTGAAGACCAAGAAGTTACCGCACCTACTTGTGAAGACTTACAATCTCCCGGTCAATCAAATCCAACAGATACAACAACATCATATCCCGTTGATCTTGTCATTGGAGACTTTGAAATAATCAACCCCGGTTATGACTACCAAGAAGGAGATACTGTTGTTAACGATAATGACGATACTTTTAGTGCTGTAGTAACATCAGTAACTTCTACTGGTGCTATAAGATCTGTTGAACTTTTAGATGCTGGTAGACCTTCCATTGAATATACAAAACTTTTTGTAAATAGTGATGCTGGATTTAATGCTGTAATACTTCCAAAGTATGATATTACTAGGTTGACTCCGGAAGAAGTTGAAATTAAATTGACCCAAGGTCAAGAAGTATTATCTGTAGTAGACTGTGTAGGTAAAGTATAATGCCAAGAAGAAAGGACAGTACGTCAGTAAGATATGGAACACATCACGGTGAAATAAAATTCGGGCACATTCACGACGATGATGTTCAAGCTGGAGTCATGCTTCGTGCTGGAGTTGACGCTGGAAGACATTATATGAGTATGGATTCCACTGGTTCTCCAACCAGAAAAGGTGGAACTATTAATAAATGTCCAGGAACTTATCAGATTTTATCTGGACAAGATGTTCCAGAAGATATTCCTGGTCTTTATTTTGAAGCAGAGAGTGGTGATATTGTAATAAAAGCTCCTAATGGAAGAATTAGAATAGAAGCAATAAATATTGATATGAGAGCCTCTGGAAGTGGAGGTAATAATGGAGTCGTTGTAATTGATGCCAATGAAAAAGTAATAGTAAAAGCTCCATCTATAGACATAGATAGTAAAGTATCTACAAAGGTTTTTTCCGAAAAAACTGTTGAGGTTATTGGAAAAAATATTCTTAACATTTATGGAGGACTAGTTGACTGTGCAGATGGAGCATCATCTATCTACCCATCAAAACCTTCTCCCAAAGTTGGAATTAGTTTATACGAAAACGAAAGAAGACTTTTTAATTAACTAGAAAAATGAATTTACCACAATACGAACACTGGGATTTGTCTCTTAGAGGTAAACTTATAGGTTCAAATGAAATTGAACTTCCTGAAGAGTGGGAAAAGTATATTGACATAAGATCAATAACAGTTTCAATTACTCCTATTGGAGCAAGACAAAATATAATTGTAAAAAGAGCGGATACAAAAAAAGTTTATTTGGAAAGTTATGGTTTTCCAATAGAATGTTACTACCACATATACGCAAACACAAAGTAGAATGAAAGTACCAGATCTATACGTAGGAAAACAATTATTTGTTGGAACTGGAGCACCTACTGCTTTGGGGATTGGTCCTGTAGCAGCAAGAGGTTCTGCGTATATTGAAGGTCCAACAATTACAGGAGACCCTTCTGTTTTTCCTTTTGCGTTTGGTTGTGCCAACGTAGGTCCCCCAGTAAATGCAGAAGCTATACCTCCAGTTCCTATCATTCCAGGTTTTGTAGCGGGTTTTAATCACTCTCCATATTCTCTTGCGGTTGTTGGTGATGCTGCTATATTCAATGACTTAACAGTAAATGGTCAGATAGAAGTAGGAACAAATCTTATTGCTCAAGGTGAGGTTATTGCTAGAGTTCTTGGTAAACCTCATATACTTTCAGTCAAAAAAGACTTTGATATTAAGCACCCCACCAAAGAAGGTTGGAGACTTACTCATGCTTGCTTAGAAGGTCCAGAAGCAGGAGTATATTATAGAGGTAAGACCATAAATAACGATAAGATAATCTTACCAGAATACTGGAAAGGTTTGGTTGATGAGGATACTATTACTGTAAATATAACTCCAGTAAAATATCACCAAAATATTATGGTAGAAAAAATAGAAGACAATACTGTTTTCTTAAATGAAAAGGATGGTTTGGAAATCAATTGCCACTTCCATGTTTATGGTGAGAGAGTTGATACTGAAAAATTAATCCCAGAATATGAAGGAGAGATAGAAGACTATCCAGGAGATAATT